AGTTTTCATTCATAAAGCCTGAGGCCAGGTCGCCGTTGCCGATGACCGATGGATAGTGGGGGAGGTCCGACGTGGCGAAAACCACCACGGCCGCAATACCGACCGCCCAATGGATCGGCGGCCAGTAGCGAATACGGCGGGCACCCATGACTATCAAGCCCATAGCTATCCAGCGTGGTGCGGCATGAATGACGCCAAACGGATCCACGGCCCACCATACCGTCAGCAGGCAATAGCCTATGAAGGCGATGATGGCGAGGTCGAAGGAGTCCAAACGGCTCCACAACAGACGGACCGCAGCCAGAGCGGCAAGCACATAGAGCACCTGCCACTTCGCCAGCGTCCCGTCAGGAAACTGAGGAACGAAGATCAGAGAAGCGATGAGGACCAGGCCAGCTACGGCCCAGCCCTCAAAGCGTACTACTGGGTCTCGACCACGATCGAGCATTGCTCAGGTGCCGTCGTCGAACTACCACCATCGGTGCCTAAGTTGAGCACGTTTCCGGCCGTAACCAAAGTGGATAGACCCGTCACACTGTCGAGGTCTCCCGCTGCCGAACCTGACTGCGTGATAGTCAGTTCTGCGATCTGCGTCTTGTGAAGCGGAGCAGTGCTCGGCCCGTAGGAAAGCATGATCGCAGCGTTGGCGCTTGTGATCGCTACGCCAAGGACACAGTGGAGTTCCTTCACCGTACCGTCTCTCAGGACAACGACTTCTTCCGTCGCAGCCGTGCTGACATCCGTGATGCGGACTTGAATATCCTGCACCGCGATCGGATAAACCTGATCAGTGATCGTGTTTAACCAGTCAGCCGAGCCATCGCCAAGTTCCCGCTTCACCATCGCCGCCGAAGCGTCGAAACTGAAGACGGCAAAGAGGCCAACAGTCAGCAGTGAACGTAAGGTCTTTCTCATAACAATTCTCCTTGAGAATGAAAGGGTGAGGGATCAGTTACGACCCCCCCGTCCTTTCAGCCCTACGATTCACTGAGATCCCAGACAGCGCCGGAGGCCGCTTCGTTGCGACTTTCCAGGGTTGCCTCGAGCAGGAGTTGCTTGCGCTCGGAGTCGCCCGTCTTCGCCAGATCATAGAGCCTGAACTGTCTGAGATAGGCGATGGCGAACATATCCTTCTGGATAACCAGCGCATCCCCCGGACGCGAGAAGCGGTTGGGGACTATCTCTAGCATTCCCCAGTCACTCTCGAAGTATGAGATGGCTGAATGCAGGCGCCCGTGCTCGGCACTGACCTCTCTGGTTGCGTTACCGGAGAAGCCGGATACTGCACGCTTGTTGAAGGCGCCGACCATAATGCAGTCAGGATCACCGCCGTTGGTGAAGCAGGACTGTAGCACCGTCTGCAACAGGCTCTCCGTGAAGGCACGATCGGTGCCGTCCGTGCGGGCCGTGTTGCCCAGCGACCCATCAGAACCTGACGTGCCGTTGGAGGTGTTGGTCGTTATCCAGGCAGTGATGGACCCGAGTTCACGAGCCGTGCCGGATGATCCGGTCACTTCGGCATTGTTGACGCCGACGACGTTGAACTCAAGATCTCGAAGAAGCTCGAGCGAGCGCTTGGCGATCTGGTAGTCCATCTCGCTTACACGTCCACCCTTCTTCACGCTCTCCTGGGTGCCCGACACGCGAGCCACCTTGTCCATTATCTGGCAGGTGTTCGAGAGACGGGTCGTGGCTGCCGCTGCGTCCGTCGTGGCATCGTCACCTTCCGCCACCGCATTCGCTGCGGCATCGGCCAGTGAGTCAGTCTGCCACTCGTGGAGTACAGCCTGTGCGTTCTCGACAGGCACACCGGTAGTAAACGGCGTGTCGGTCGGGCTCACGTTGTAAATTACGTCGGTAAGATCCTCTCGGTTACCCTTCGCATCGAAGGTCTCGAAGGTATTGCTGGGAACGGCCATGAATTATCTCCTGTTAAAGTGGCCGCCGACCCCCTAGCTCCGCATGTTTGAAAACACTTCCGCGAGGCTTCGGGTGTCGTGCGCGTTGCGTTTGGCTGCGTTAACCCGCTCACGCTTACGACGCCCCTGAGACGCTGGAGCACCCGCCTTGCCTATCTTCGGAGCCTTGCGTACACGCTTGTTCACGCCAGGCTTGCCCTTTTGAAGATTGTGCCAGTTGGCTGCATCCTGAACCACGGAGATGAACGCATCATCGTTGAGATCATTGCGCTGGGATTCTGGTATCCCCTTCTCCGCCAGATACTCGAGCAAGGGTGCCATCGCCGCCTCACGACCGGCCTTGAATTCCGGCCATCGTTCCGCAGTCTTGACGCGCTCGCCTTCGATCCATTCGTTGAGCCGTTCGCCCACAAGACCCTCGACCTGCTGCTTCGCCTGCTGCGCGGTCGCCATGATGCCCTCGAATGCCCGCTTGTTCTGTTCCCAGTTAAAGCGAGCGTCATCGAATTGATCACGGTCCATAGACTGACGTAATTCGGCCCAATTCGGTTCCTGTCCAGAGAACCCGTGGAGTTGCATGGCCGAAGCCAGCAGGTGATCCACGTTGTTGAGTTGGTTAACCCACCGATCACCGGCCATCCTGACAGCCTCATCAAGCTGTTCACGATCGCCTGCGATCTCGGTTTGCCGCGAAGTAAAGGCCGCCTCTCGCTCCTTCTCCCGCCGCACAACAGCCTGCTGCACATCGGGAGGCAATTCGGAGAGTTCCTGCCTTTCTGCCTCGGTCCAGGTTGCCGGGAGGGCAATGGGATCCTCTTCAGGGCCATCATCCTCAGCCTCTTCGACCTCAGGTGTGTCTGCTTCCGCCTCATCAGTTGCCTCGAATTCCTCAGGCTCATCGCCGTCGGCCTCAGGTATCTGATATTCGGTGTCGGGCTCACGGTCATCGACAACCGGGGCCTTCGCCGCGGCTGGCTGCTTGCTCTCACCTTGTGCTGGGGCTTCCGCTGGCGGTGCGGAACCCAGTCCCTCGGAACGCATTCCCGCAATTAGAGCGGCTGCGTTTGTCACTCCACCGCCTGTCGAACCAGTTTCAGTCTGGGCTTCGTCGGCCATGTGGTTACTCCTATGCTGCGAAGCGGCGCAAGATAGCCTCACGCGCCGCTGCTATTACTCCAAGACGGACCTCAGCCATCCGACCGGTGTTGAAGTGGTGCTCAAAGTTATCTTTGAGTTCCTCTATCATGCGAAGGTTTTTCTTCGCGTCGAGGGTCTCCTCATCCGAGCCATGTTTGAGCCACTCCACAAACCGATCTTCAATATCCTCGAAGGCTTCCTTCCAGAGCGGGTTTTCGATGATGCTCGTCGCGAGATCACCGCGCTGCCGCTCCTCGTAGAGCTTCGGTTCTTCGGCTGAATATTCGTCCTGATCAGACATCTAGTAGTTGCTGCCCTTCGCCTTGCCCTTGCCGGCAGTGTAGTTGCCACCAGCAGGCCCACGAGACCCTGTGACGTTGGCGCCCGCACCCTTGAAGGAGGCCGCTGGCCGACCCTTCGAGTCCGTGCTCACACCTGGCGAGGTCATCGACGGGTTGACCGGCGCGGCCTGACCCATCTTCTTGTTCGGCTGTTTGCCGCCGCGGCTAGTGCTTCCGTACTTCATCCGCTTGCTCCTTTTGCGGGTTCACGTCTGTGAGGCATCTTCCTCACGGTGGGCTGCAACCCTCGAAAGAGTTGCATCGTACCGCCCGGTTGCCGGCCAACTTAGCGAAAACCGGTGCGGGCGGCAAGATTTCATGGGACATCGACCGCCCTGGCTACACGGTCCTGGTCACGTTCAAATGAATTCCGGTCTGCCTTCTCACGCTCGATGTCGGCCTGGGCCTGTAACTTGATCACATTCTGCTCATCTGATGCCTCAATTTCAGCGGCCTTCATGTCGAGCCTGGCAGCGATCTCCTCACGCCTGATGTCAGCATCTAGTTCCATCTGCCGACGCTTGAGGTCAGCCTCGATCTGGATCTTCAGCATATCCTTCTCGTGAGACCTGGCCTTGTCTTCAGTATCTGCCTGTGCCTTCTGCCCATCCATCTGGATCTTCATCTGATCATTCTGGATCTGACCCTGGGCCAGCATCAGGCCAGCATCCTGTGGCTGGTTCTGCGCTGCCTCGGCCTGCTGCTGCATCATCTGCTGCATCTCAGGCGATTCGGGGTTGGAATAGAAGCGGTCAGGCCGCTTGAGGCCGGCAGCCGACACCTTGGCCATCAGCGCCTCGTGGATGTTTTTCAGCGTCAGGATAGGGCCTTGTGCGCCACCCTGGAAGGTGATGATCTTCTCCATGTCAGCAAGGACGGAGTTGACTGCGATAAGCTCCTGCTCGCTCGAGTCGTACCCCAAACCGACCTCGGCCTCCATGTCATACGTCACCTGCCAGTGCCGCGGGTCCATTTCCACCCACTCGCCACTGAGGCGGACCTCTCGCTTCCTGTCCTGATGAGCGATCGACAGTTTGAGGATGTTGGTAAACAGCTTCTTGAACCCAGTCTCGGCCATCATCCTCGCGATGAGTTCAATGCGCTGCGCCGCAGCAGCCATGAGCCTCATCATTCCATACGCGGTGTCGTTGGTCACAGATTCGGGATCCATGCCCTGCGCGTTGCGCGTGACACCTGTCCGACCCTCCCGCTGCTGCTCGAGATATTCGAGGAGCGGAAACAGCATCTGACCGATAGGCTGGACCGGCATGCCTGATATGACTTCTCCAGGCGGACCCTTTGTCCTGACCACTCCACCCGGCCGCTTCACCAGCATATCGTCGAGGTCGACCTTGCCCTCCCATATGGCCGTGCGCTCGTTGTTTATCTGGTACGAGTTGTCGAGGATCTGCCGCAGCACTGTCGAGTGGATTAATTGAAGGTCGCCGACAAGATCGAACATCGAGCGCCCGAAGAAGGTGTGCGGCATTCGGATCGGCGTGATATCGATGAACGGCAGCGGGTCTCCGAAGACCTCGTATGCATAGCCCTCGGTGCCCTCGGTCTCGTCCTCGTATTCGAGCAGCTCATGCGAATTCCCGCCAAGCCAGACCTGCACCAGTTGAGACCTTCCGTCCCCATCAAGATCGAGATCCATGTAAGCCTCGACCAGGGTCACCTCGCGGGTGCTCTCGTCGATCGCTGCGCCTGTCCTCGGGTATTCATATTCCTGGCTGCGGCGTGCGACGTGCTCGGAATTTGACAGCCCGAAGGATGACCCCGTCTCCGCGAGGGCCAGCAACTGCTCCTCCTTGAAGCCGAACTCGAGGGCCTCGGAGATCGTGTAGCGGCGCCGGTGGCCCTTCATACGGCCATGTTCCATCGATCGGCTCTCGCGGCTGATCAGGAACTCTTCAGGTGGTATGCCTTCGATGTGGACACGCTTGACGTCACGCTTGTGCTCGAGGGAGCAGTCGACCAGGACGGGCGGCGCCATCGGCATACCCATCTCGTTAACCTGATCGGTAGCAGCGTCAGGGTCAGCGTATATACGCTGCTCGAGGACTTCGACGTCAGGCTCGCTGCCCAGCATGAAGGCTACGTCTTCTTCGGTCAGTCCTGAATGCTTGGTCGTCCACTTCTCCTCGGTTTCCTTCCAGTAACACTTGACCAGGCCATTCTTCTGGAGGAGCGCGTCCTTGATCCAGTCGTAGGCGATAGTGAACCCATCGTTGTCTCGCTTGAAGACGTGGTTGCACCACGCGGTCTTGTGCCTCGCCTTCTCCTCATCCTCTCGGCCCTCAGGCTGAAACGACACCACCGTATCGGCTGCCATGAAGATGCGGATCAGTTGCGGCATCATCCATTCGACAGTGTCGATGACCTCACCCGTCACGACCTTGGAGCGGCCTTTCTGCTCGTTGCCATACTGCTCCTGCCGGTAGTACTTCAGCGCATTGGCCCGCTCCTGCGCGATCGAGCCATCTATGTAGCCGACCGACGACAGGATCTCGTTGCCGACGATGGCTTCAATTTCGTCGGTCGTCAGAGCTTCGCCTGGAGAGTGACGCCTAGCCATTCAGCATCGCCGCCTTCTGCGCGGCGCCTTCCTTGGTGTACCAGCATCCCTGCATGATCCAGTCGTCCTGATCTTCAGGAACGATCGGCACCTGCTCGCCATCATAGAGGACGACCCAGCGGCCGAACCCGGTGTGATGAGGGATGGCCCGGTCGTCGCCACTGTCCTCGGCGACGTTAGCAGCGTCCTCGAGCAGCGCGTCCGCCACATCCGCGTGCACTTTCTGCAACACATCAGCGCTCCAGTTGGCTTGGAGCACCTCCTCGAGGATCTCGCCCTGGTGCTTGACTATTGCCTGCAACTGGCGGAATTCCTTGAGTTCAAGTATTCCCATCGCCATGTTATTTGCTCTCCTTCGGGGCGGCCTTCACCTTCGGCGGATCCAGCTTGAGGACGACGCTTCCATCGATGGGTTCGACAGAGATATATCCGTCCATCATCATTCGCTTACCGCCAACCGAGATCACCAGCGGCGCGTTGGCCGCCGCCTCGCCCAGGGCATGGGCCAGTTCACTGCACATTCCCACGTTGATCGGACGCATGATCGCCTGATCGTAGGTGTCTATCTTCTGCTCGTTGTAGACATAGCCATCGCGGAACTCCGCACCGTGGATCCGCTTCATCTTCACGCTGGTCGGCGGGTTGCCTGCCAACGCAGCCTTGTGCGCCTTGGACATCGCCACATGGTTTTCGGCCTCGGCCTTCTGAGCCGCGGTCGCTTCCTTTGATCCGAGTTCTGCCATCTCACACTATTCCTAATTCTGCGTCAGTTGGGACTCTGATGCGTGAACGCCGTGGCGTTACCGGCATCGCGAATGTCAAGGCCAAAGCGTCCCCGCCATCGGGGGAAAAGCCAAGCCTCTCCTTGATGCGGTCCTTCGGCTCGAGAAGGATGCGCGAATTACTGTCATAACGAGTGGCGCTCCGTCCCCATATCGGAGCGCAGAGCTGGGTGTGCAAGCTGTCATCATCAGGGATATCGACGCCGGCCGGGTCAGCGATCCAGTCGCGCATGTCTCCCCACATCTCAGCTCGCTTGTTGGCATAGGTCTCGTCGTTAAGCGCCTTGCTGCCGAATTCAATGCCGTCGATGAGGTTAGGGTCGTGCGTCTCACGCAGTCTATCTCGGACGCCACCGCCCATCCCTGTGACATCGATCAGCACCTTCGCCGGGTTGACCCGCTCGATCTGCTTCCCGATCAAGCCGACGATATCCATCTCATTGTCCGTGTCGATCTCTATATCGACGTGGCCTCCACACTTCCTGCCCTGCCGATCGAGCAGCCTTGTCTTGTCGGATCCACCACGCGCCAGGTCAACGCCGAGAATTATCGGGAAGTCTTCCTGCCCGTAGACCTCCAGCTTCCTCGCCTTGTAGACAAGATCCGATCGGATGAACGTCTGATCCCCGCCGGTCTGGAATGCCTCCTCTGCGGTCGCCGGGTATTCCTGCCGGAACTTCCACGAGAGATCATCCGACTCCTGGCTGAGTGCCTGGGCGAACTGCCTATTCTTGGCATACGCCCAGTATGTCTGCTCGTCGGTGAGACCATGCAGCGCCTGATATTCTCGGAACGCCTCAGGTGCATCCCAGCCATCCGCCGGCAACGCACGCTTGTAGGCTTCATGCATAAACCACGCGATGAAG